CTTCCCAGGGCGGCCTCCTTTCGGAGGCCTCCAGCTCTGGCTTTTCTCCTTGGAGAAAAGACTTGTTTACCTGTTGTTTAGACAGGCACCCATCTCTTGTGCAATCCAGAACGGAATCGCACAGGACTCCTTGTAAAGCGTAACTTATCTCTTTCTAAGGGAGACAAGTGGCGAGTGGTAGCCGCTAGGCTTTCACTTACTTCATTCGAAGTTTCGATGAAGTACCGTACAAGGGATGACCAACCGTCCTGTTGATCTCTTCTATGAAGAGTCTTCAGCACAGGCGCGAAAACTTCGTACCTGTGAAGGGCATTGTTCCATCTTTCGAAGGAATAATGGTTCTTACGAGTTAGCCATCCAAGTGCACCGCTATCTCTTCGGACAAGGGGGAGTTCTCTCGCGAGAACCCTCTCTACCTCCGATTTGATGGCGTCGCTCACCTTATAAAGCCCACGTAACCAAGCATGGTTACTAAGCTCGACAAAGTGAGCTATAGCATTCGGGTCCTTTATAGAGATATCACTGATGCTTCGTCGACAGTATAGAGGGGTCACGTCGACCCCAAAATACGCGTCAACTCCGCAGCTTTCTCTGAAGTTACCTTCAGAAAAAGACTTGGAAGTGTTGACAACCAAGCCAACACTCTCAAGCAGTGATACTACCTGAGCGTAGTGCGTTCGCGGTACGATAATATCATCACCGTACACACGAACGTACTTAGCAGCACGCTTGACGTTCCTGTAAGACGGATTAACACCGTTCAGGAGTGCAGTAATCGCAAGAATAGCGAATACTACGCTCTGTACAGGAAACGTTGTTGCGTTACCCATACCCGCGTACTTCCGAACCGCGTAGGCGACTGAGTCGACCTCCACGTCGGGTGAGCGGCACTCGAAGATCCCTCGTAGAAACTTGGGATGATGCCTAAAGACTAAGGAGACTAAGCTTGCGCTTAGCCTATCCGAAGCTGAAGACAAATCGAGTGTTGCCCAATACTGGGTCTGGGAACCGATCATAGCTAACTTTTGGTTTTGCGTTTGATCGGTCAAAGCGAGACATTGAGATAATATCCGACACTCCTTGATGCTATCTCGGAGTTGACGATTAAATCCTTGCTGAATAAACTGTTTCAGCAAGGGCTCAATAGTAATGGTTCGCCGAGAGGTTGAATTCTTAGCGACCGTTACCAATCTCGCAGTGCTGCTAGGGCCGCTGTGTCCTGACCTGCGTAAACCCTTGACCAAGAGTCTGTCTCTCGACAGCATCTCTAAGCCAAGTGGCTTACCCTCGAATTCGCATTCGAGGAGTTCTTCCCATTTCTGGTTAGAACTTAGGGCTTCGGCCACAGCACCGGGGCCGTGCTTGTAAATCAACTCCTCCTCCTCGAAACAATCAAGTGAGGGGAGGGAGAATTTGCAAACACGATCTAAAACGTAACTAGTGATTCCGTCGAGCGAAAGCTCTAAAGGGATCTCCTGGTCACATTTTAGAAAAGTCTCCTTAGCCTTCCGATCAAGAATTTCTTCCCGATCGGAACTCAAAAGGAGCTTCTTGTAGAA